AGTCAATCATGTCTAAATTAAGTTTAGTTACATATCCTTCATTGAGTATGCAATCATGTCCCTGCGTGACTTCTTGACAGGCTTTGCAGTCATACCCGCGCCTTCCTCGGTTGACAGGTAGTGCCTGCCCTTCCCGACAGTGGTTTTAGGGACGTAATTCTTCAGTGCTTCGGACATCTTGCTCATTTTTTAGCCTCATAAAATCCAGTGGCATTACACTTCCGCTCGTTGCGGTTATAATTTTCCACATAATATCATGCCTGGGCATAGTGCCTTCCATCCATTTATACACCGCTTGCTTTGTGACACCAAGTGTTTTTGCAAAGTCAACTACTTTTGTGTCTGTGTCTTTTAGCCATTTTTTAAGTTTCATAATGCCTCAAATGTAATTTATAAACTCTATGCGTGAATCATCTTGTGTCTGCATCCACTCAAACTGCGCCTTGTAATGCTTTGTTACATCTTTCTGGTTTTTCTTTATCGACTTGCCCAGGCTTATGTCTCTGTTTCGCTGTCTCAACTGGTCTAGCCTTGTCTCTCCCAGCATTGAGTTTACCCATAACTGGAATAAATCAGGATTGCTGCCTAAATATTGATGACATCCGTAACAGTGTGCAAAAGCGTTATCTGCGTCATACCTAGTCGAATAACTCCGTCTTCCGAAGTAATGACTGCAATGCAATCCGCTGTATGATTCTCCGTAGACAGCATTGCATCGTTCACAAGTCCAGTTATTGCGTCTTCGGACACACTTAGAAAACCACTTATCAGCCATGTTGATTTTAATCATATTACAATATCGCCATGCTTCCTGTTTCCATTTAAAATAGACTGCACCCGCTTTTCTGTAATCCTGTGTGCCTTTATAATTGCCCTCTCAGGCAATACTTCAACCGCTTCTGCTAAACTTTCAATTAATGAGTGAATTATATCAGTTTCAACAGAAGATAGAATATGTTTTCCGGTCGAAAAGTATTTAGCAATAACGTCTTTACACGTTTGTATTGTTTTGTCTGCGTCTTCCAATACGTCCATATCTTCAACCATCGTTGTCAACAGATTAATTACATCTGCAATGGTGCGCCAGTTCTCTATATCTGGATCAACTTTTATTGAATCCAGTGCTTCGTATATCTTAGTCAAAAAATACGTGCGTTTCTCAACCGAGAAAGGATTGACTGGGTTAGCCATTAACTCGTCAAAATGGCTGTAAGTCAGGTTATATTTCAAGTTTTACCCTTGTAAAATATATGGTTACCAATCACCGCTGTACGTTTCAACTTCCATCTGGGTTTGATGTAGTTAGCATGGAAAAATAATGCGCCACCTGTAACGTCCGGCAATTCGTTTGTGTAAGCCTGTTCTGCTATGTCAATCATTTCGTCGTCTGGCTTTGCCGGTCCTACTTTCTTGCATTTCCAGCTAAATTGACACCTTTTCTTTTTCTTCTCTGCAATTACATCACATGGGTTTTTCGGAAACTTGTCGTTATGCACCCTATTCATAACTACATTTGTAACAGCTACCATGCCTTTTTCCGGTTCACCTCGTGCCTCGTGATAAATATTTTCAGCCAGGCAATTAATCTGCTTCTCGTCTGCCTTTGTAAATCTATCAAAGTATCCAGCCGTTAAGTCTAAATTTGCTTCACAGGCCAGATACTGCACCTGTGTTTGTGTTGATATTGCCAATCCAGCCGCACATAGAATTGTTTTCACGATCATAATTGCACCTCATCGTTTAGTATCCTTTTCTGCTATTAGCCTGCTGTGTTCTCCATATTTCAATCTTTAGGCTTGATGCCTCTATCTTCCAGCGTAGCGTTTCCATTGTCTCAACCGCAACTTTAATGCCATCCAGAAGCGAAATATAGTCAGGGTCAGCGTAGGCGTGTGCCTCTCTTTCAGCCACCGTACCAGTTTTTTGTAGGAATATAAGTGCTTTTTTGCTCTTTCTAAACTGCTCCAGATATAGATATTCAGCTTTAGCCTTAGCGAACGCGCCCGCATTGTCCATGATGTAGTCATTAGCTGCCTCTGCCTCAGTGTCGGTTATCATCATCATTAATCAGATAAGTTAACTTTCTTTGTTTTTTTATTTCGCCAATATTTAGCATTTGATTGATTATATGCGGGTCTGTCGTTGTTTTAATCCATTCGCCATTTAGCCACACGAACGGCACAGTCCTTGTGCCTTTTTTGACCAATTTATAATACATATGCTCAAAGTGTTTTTGTGCGTCTGCTGGGATATTAGCTTTCAAAATGGTATATCCAATAAATTATCATCGACCAATTTTTGCTCCGGTACTGGCTTTGCTCTCGGCATTTTTACTAGTCCGTTCGGTGGAGTTTCTTGTATTTTCTCTACCCATTCAGACACTGATAGCGACAAAAAAGTATTACCCGCCTTGCTGGTTCTTTCCCAAGCTGCTAGTTTCATTTTTACCGTACCAAAATGTATATCTCCCGTATAATCTGGTTGTTTATCAGTAGTTTTACGGTTGTTTACAAATAAAGTTCCACGGTTTGTGTTATCAAATTCCATTAAATTACCCTCATCACTCGTTGGTTTCTTTTACTTCTGCCTTTTCTTTTTTCGTCTGTGTATTCAATCAGTCCCTTACGTTCTAGTTCTGAAAACCGGCTTGACACCGAACTGGATGAGATATATCCGTTCATAGACATCTGCATTAATACTTGGTCGTAAATGCAACCACGTTTGTACTTGCCTATAATCTTGTATATCTGCGCTTGTAAACTACCCATTACTGGCTTAATACTTGCGTATGCTTCTTTGCTGGTATTCATGCGAATCTCCTTCCTGATATTCTCATTGATACTTCCATAACGTCATTATGAGTTACATCTTGAGACAGATTTAATATGGTTCTTTTGGCGCGTTCTATGTCGCTTTGCTCTAGTCTGTGCGTACGATCTCCTTCAGCCAGATTCAGCTTTATAATTGTGTTTGCTCCTTGCGAAATGATGTCCTCCAACGCAATAATGTTTGCTTTATTGTAATTTTCAAGACTTTCTTTTGTTATTTTCATATATTTCCCTTTAAAGTTTTAAGTGCCATATCTCGACACAATGATTGAAAATTAATTCTGCTTTGTGTAAATCAAGCTGCAAATGCTCCTGAAAATCTACTCTTCCGTCCTCCAAGCATATAAAAACATTGGCACATCGAACGTTAGGTTTGTCCAGTCCCATGCGGTAGGCGGCTAACTGTAGCCTATGTTCTTCATACGCCATTTTGCCTGGCTTAAACCTGCTGGCTTCTTGCTTTGTTTTAAAATCAATTACCCAGTGGTCGTTTACCAAGTCAGCCTGCCCTGCATAAGACGGCTTGCAGAATGACACCTCAGAATCAAACTGGTGCGCCTTAAAACCAGTAAATTCTTCTATCTGGTAATACGTGTTGTCTGCGCACATTCTTTCGTGCGCGTTGTCTGGGAATATACCTGCCTGATAGTCTGATAAGACCTTATGGAAGTCCGTACCAGCCCTGGGTGCAGCGTCTAGACTTAACTCTGTCAACCTTTTAACTTCCGTCAGGTAATTATCGTAGTTGTCAGATTTACACGCAAACGCTTGTTCTAAATGTTTGTCAACTTTCCAGTTAACCAGTGCAGGTTTATCTAATATGCCAAGTATAGTTGTAACAGACGGTGCTACCAGCTTGCCTTCTGCTAGCCATTTCTTAAAGTCAGACACATAAGTTGGCCGTAGATTACCGTTCTTGGCTTGGACTAAGTGCCTGGGTTCAATGCCCGTTGGTGTTTTTTCATAAACGTGCATTATTTTGCACCTTTTAATTCTTTGATTTTAGTCTTTGTAAGGTCGTGCAGTTCAGGCCAAACTAGTTTCTTCAATTCATCGGCCATATCAGTCCAGCTTTCTAATGTTTTTGTGTCATCGCTGGTTGATGCTGCTGCATCCAGCATTGATACTGCGGCTTGTATAATTTGCTTGCTTGCAGACTTTACTTCTGGCTCGGCAGCGTCTGCGTCTCTGGTATCGTCTATGCAAAATAGGCCGTTAAGTGCATACTTCCTCGCGTAGCTTGATGCACTGCCGGTTATCTGTGCAGCGTCCATGCCTTTCTTTTCGCTTGCCTCTCGTGCGAACGCTGTTGTTTCTCTGTACTGTTCACCGTCTGATATTGTCGCGGTAGCTTTGACATATACCCTGTCAACAATAGCTACAATTTCATCGCTAATAGTTAATATGCAGCCATCAAGTAATGGCTTTACTGCCGTAAGAATGTCCTCACAGCTCCTGTATTTATAATTACCAAAGGAATTTGTTTGTCCCTTCGGCGCTTTGAGTGTTGCTTGTATTTTTGCTAGCTTTTCCATTGTTTTTCCCTTTTAAATTAAACTCTTTGAGTCTTGATATTAAACTTAGTGTTTACCATTGTAAACAATTATTTTACGATTCTGCTGAATATATCTTAGTCGGACACCGCCATTCTTTTTGCGGATTTGGCTTAATCCAAGACTCATCGTTCCATACTAACCTGTTATTTGGATACGCTATCCACTGTCCTGTCTCAAGCGCAATCACATGATGGCATTTATGCTGGTCTGGTATTTCGCTGTACCCGTCTTTCATCCAGTCGATAGTAAAAAGGTAGTTGCCCTTGCGGATGACTTTGTCGCGTCCCAGTGCCGTACAGCTAAAACCACGCAGGAATGTGAATTCATGGACCGCAAAGTGATACCCGTAGCTGTCCCACCATGTCACTACATCAACTGGCATCGGTTCGCAGGGTTTAGTTACTATCATGTGGATAGGGCATCTTGCCCACTGCGCTCCATGCTCAGTCATAATCTGGAACATTGGTACTCTGGCTGGTTCAGCACGAAAGCCAAAAACTACGGCTTTTGTGTACTCGCCATGTCCTGACTTTTCGTCGTAGAAAAACTCGTTCCTAATCAACACTTGCTGGTACGGTGTGTCTGCAATTAGCATGATTTTTCACTAAAAAAAAGGCAAGACGCATGATACGTCTTGCCAATTTCTCGCTGAAAAGGGATTAACAGCCTGGGCATGATATCACTACTTACAAGAATATTCATGTTTTACTCCCTCGCTGTCTATGTAATGCTCGCCACATCCCTGTGACCACTGCATAATTATATAAACGAATACTGCTGCTGTTACTATGCATAAAAATAATTCTCTCATGACATTCTCCCTTTATGAACCAAACATACCAGTAAACACTTTGTTTACATTACCACGTTTTACAGGGTAAACAAGCACACCATAGTCTAATTTATTTATATTTTCTTTTGTGTAACATTCTCGTTGCTTTCTCGGTATATTTATGCTCCAGTCGTGCATATACTTGATTCTGCACTCATAGCATTTTGCCAAGTGCTTTGTGATTCCTTGCTTTGTTTTGTAGCTTAAATAATCAGTTGTAGGCAGGTATTCTCCACAGCCATAACTGCCACTGCACAACTTATAAACCAGTCCGTCTATGGTTTTATACAGTTCAACTTTCATTTCAATATCGCCTTTACTCGCGCAATCAGCACCGATTCGTCAACGTGTTCCACTGGTTCTGTTTGTGTCGGTTTAACAGAAACTATCTGTTTAATCCTATCCAAGTTTTCTAACATTGGTGCGTTATATTGTTTTAAGTTCATAACTGCATCCGAGCTTGGTAATAAATACATTGCCCTATCAACAGTTATTAGTTTATTTCTAACGCCTGCAAGCACTGCATCTTCTCTGGCTTTAGGGTCATGTCCAAAAGAAACAGTCCAATTTATAATCTTTTTCTCGTCCCTTGCCTTCATACACAGCTTTTCATAAGTTTCCTTAAACGCCATTCTTCCACCAATCATGTCTCCATCGTTCATTAATGGTGAAGCTGCTCCAAATGCTTCTCGCATTTCGTCAGTCCATAGGCATGATCTATCCTCGTCTTTTGGTATCATGCTCCATGCTTTTTCAACGCCAGGCCTTCCATCATCTATCCTGGCAATGATGTCAGCCAAAGTAACCCTATTCCTAACTTCCTTTCGGCAACGTGACAAAGCTGTAATCACTTGTTCCTCTGGGTATCCATTTAAGTCATCTAACATGACCAAAACAGCGTCTTTTGATAATTCTGTACCAGTTAATTCAGCAGTAATTGTTAGTGCTTTAAGTAAGTTTAAGGACATTTGCTACCTCCTGAAAAACATTAAGGTTTGATTGTTTTTTGTCTGACTGGCTAGCTTTTGTTGAAGTTATTTGTGTATTTGTTGCCCATTCTGTTCGCAGTTTTTCAGCATCTTGAAGCAATGCGCCAACTTGATGGCCATTTTTTACATACCACTCGTTGTTGTGACTAACGAAATATGCAGCAATTAATGGCGCTTCTTCTACTCCGACTCTATCGACAAATTGACATAACTTTGATGAAACAGATGTGTTTCTAACCGGCTTTGCTTTGTACCTAATTTCGTATGCAGCACTGTATGCCTTAAAAGTTTCTGCTGACTTATAGTATTTTTTTTCAACCGGCAATGCCGTAGGCTTGTCGGAACTAGGTGGCTGTGGTGGTGATGGTAACTGTGGTGGTAAAGGTGAAGGTGAAGGTGATTGTGAAGGTGTTAATCCGTGCTGCTCGTTTGCTTGAGCATTTGCTTGAGCATTTGCTTGAGTTTTGCTACCACCTTTGCTTCCTGCAACAGACCTAACCTTAGAAAGATACTCTGCCTTTCCCTTTTCAGACTCAATTCTGTTCTGGATTAATTCACCGTTTTGCGTATCAAAATACTTTATTATTGTTGGTCTAAGTACCAACCAACGGTCGAACGCAAGTTTTGTTATGTTAGCCAGGGCTGCATCATCGTCAGGCAGACGGCCGTTAACCCAGTAGTCCATAATTAAAAGCAGGTATGCGCCATGCTGTTCTGTTGTCAGCCTTGACGTATTGGACAGGTAATCGCCAATATAAAGTGGCATCCATACATCGCATTTAGCCATGATGGAATACTCCAATGTGGAAGTTTTTGTTCATAGACACCTCTCAATCAGGTTTAAAAGTGGCAGTAATCCGGTGGATTGAGCACCAGAAACCGTAGGCTGTCCTGCCGGTTTTAATTATACACTACATCCCAATTTCATCAAGCCACTTATGAAACTCAATCAGCTCAAGTTCCTGCTGCTCTTGTGTCATCTCGAATTCTTGCTGCTGTTGCTCTTGCTCGGCAACTTGCCACCAGAAGTCGCTCAATGGCTTATCCTCCGCTTTTCAGCAGATTCTTCTTCCAGCGTCATTTCAAGACTTTCTTCATCGTTGACAACTTCTTCAACTTTTTCCTCCAGCCGAGCAATAACAATGGCTGCTAGGACTGCGGAGTTTTCCCGAAACTTCAAAATGCTGTCGATGAATATACTTCCTTCATCGTCAAGCACTTCAAAAAAACGAGTAATAACCTCGTCCCGCAGTGACTGCGGATCAAGGTTTGTTTTGCTTGCTATCAGTGCAAGCAGTCTGTCTGCGTATTTCATTGTCTTTTTTTATTCCCTTTTGTGATTAACTTGTATCCATAATAATAGTAAACGTACTGTTGTCAACTAATTATTTACTTTTATTTTTATAGCTACATATCGAGACAATACGAGCGTACCCGCTACCTATGTACTGGTACAGGCATAAACTACGCTAGAAACGATGAATAACAGCCTTAGAATGGATATTTAAGCGATGATACCGGTCTGATAGTGGGTTTTCCCACCAGTCTTCGATGCAGTTAGGGTCTGGCATTTCAGGTTTTGCGGTTTGTAACTCACGTGTACCCAGCCGGATGATGGTTGTCCAGGCGTATAGAATTCCAATATGCACTGGCTAAATTTCAGGTTTTCTTTTATCCACACGGCTAACTCTACGTTAGTAGAGCCCTGTATTTCGATGTCAGCCGCACATCCGAAAACATGGTCCGAGACACTACTGCCGCGGACTAGGGAGTTTACTTCTGCTGACCGATAACCTGAATTTACTTTGACTGGTTTGCCGTAGTGGTCACGGATAGGCTGTAAGATGTTCTCACACAACAGCTTTAAATTCTCTGTTGTCAATGCGTCAGGCGTGTTGTCAAGTTTACAGTCATTGGCCATCTGGCTAAAAGTCAATTCAGCTAGGGTGAAGTTTTTAGTCAGCATTTTAAAGACACAAAGCAATAAAAAATACTAAATTAATGCACATGGACAGGACTAGTGCATAAATAATATTTTCGCTGTTCATTTCTTTCTGCTTTCTGCCAGCTTCTCAATAGTGCGGCCACCGAAGTAGAAACTAAGCGACAGCATGAATATCTGGCTAAGGATAGAATTATATTGCTGGTCCACTCCTACGCCACAAGCTGACATAATGGCAAATATGAGAAAAGCTGACATGATGAATATCAGTGTTGCTGGACGAATATTCTTTGACAGCCAGCTATCAGAATTCATGTCCGACTTATGCCGGTCTGTCACGTTGCCCTGCTCAAGCTCGTACAGCTTGGTTTCGCTGGCCATCGCAGCCAGTTCACCTGTCTGGGCAAGTTTCGCCAGTTCCAGTTGTGCTGCAGCCTTTGCTTGCGGGTCTGGGATTAGCTTGTCTATCAGTTTCCCGCCTACATTCAATAGCGCGTCCAATATCATTTGTTTAACCCTATTTTAATGCCTGTGATTAGACCTATAAACCCGCCAACAATGGTCTGAAATGCCGGTCCGACTATTGCAAAAAGTTGGTTATTATCTATGCTTTCATTGAAAAAACCCATTAAAAACACAAAAACCATCGACAATAAAATTACTGAAAGCGTGTAGCAAGCCACCAGCGTTACCCTAGCCGACAACTGCTTATCGTCCATCACTTTAGATCGCCACCGACAGGATTAAGTGCGCCTTCTGGTGCTTGCGTGATAATGCTTATACCTACACCGACAGGCTGTGAATTCTTCGGTGACTCGTTCATCGGACCGTGACAGTCTGCTAATTTCACGCCATTAATTTTATGCTTGCGTACTACGCACGGAAAACTCCACATATTGCTCATGCCACCGCCTTTTTTATCAGTAGTCACAAACGTTCTAATTGCAGCAGGCTTGACTTCCCAAGTTGGTGCTTGTGGAAACTCAGACTGTGGCGAGAATAATGACCATACCTGTCCTTCTGGTGCGTCACATGAGCCAGCCATCAAACTCATGTCTGCCAGACTTGCACCCGTTAAAACTGGACACACTGACACGCCCTCGTCAAATGCTACATCACCGACATACATAACTTTACCAGTCTTGATAGTAGGCGATGCAGCACACAAAGCGTATTCACCGACGCAGACTTTTACTGTGCTTTCGGCAAATGAGTTAAACGAATAAAATGCAATAACCAATATTAATATTTTCATTTGCTTATCCTGTCAATTTTGTCTTCCATTCGGATCATCATCTCAACAAGCCTGTCCATATCGTGCTTCAAGTCATCTTTGCTGACGTACCGTTCTCGCGTCTCGTAGACCAACCGTGTTACGTCCTTTAATTCACCTGCGAGCGAGCGTAAAAACCAGCCAAATGGCATTAAAACTAAGGTTATGAAAATGTTAAATATCAAGCCAATGTTGATGTCCATTACGCTTTTTCCAGTGCTGTTATACGAGCAGTTTGTGCGTCAATAATTAACTTCAATTCTTTCACCGCGTTGACCAAATAAAAAGTTAGGTTTGTGCTATCAACGGACATAACACCTGTCGATTCTGTTTTAACGCAGTCTGGAAGTATTTGTTGGATTTCTTGCGAAATAACACCGAGCTGAATTCCTTTAACATCAATCGCGCAATGCCCGTCTAATTCCTCGACTTCTTCGGGCAAACGATACTCAAAATTCCTGATTTGCAAAGCCGTAATTTTATTTAAGCCAACCGTGTTGTCTACAATATTTTTCTTCAGGCGTCTGTCAGATGTTTGAGTCCAAGTTGTGGCGTTGTTGCTCTGGTACGCGCCACCGCCATTGGTGCAAGCGAAAAACGTAGTCGTGCCCTTCCCTGTACCCGCAAAGCCAATCACGGTTTCGTAATTTACTGTTGCGCTTGACGCAGAGTTGCTTCCTCCAATAAGCACGTTTCCACTTCCGGTCGTAAGATTAGTGCCGGAAGAAGCTCCGATCACTGTGTTGTTGTTGCTCCCAGCGGTTGTAGACGTCAATGATCCAGAACCAACAACCAAGTTGCTGCTGATATCACCTGCACCGCGTCCGACTGTGTGTCCGGCTATAGTCGCATCGCCACTCGTTGAAAGGGTGCTGGATAAAGTAGTAGCACCAGTGACACCCATCGTTCCAGATGCCTTCAGGTTGGTAAAACTGTTGCCGTTGATGAGCTGAAAGCGTGTTCCGTCATATTCGACAATGGCAACTTGGCCTGTAACCATATCGCCAGCGACTAGTGCAACTGCGCCAGTGCGAGTTACGGCTGTAGCACCAAGACTGTTGATGTTTAGGGTAACTGCGCCCGTGTTTGTGGCAGCTACAACGAAGCTAAATACCTGCCCAATGGCATAGGCTGTTAGCGTAGGCGAGACTGTGCCAGTTATCGTGTCAGTGCCTGTAATAGATATTAGCGTGGTTGTGGTGGAGTTCTGCACCTGACTTAGTCTAGCTGCGTCGCTTGCGACAGTACCTGCGCCTAAATTTGTTATCTTAAATCCACCCAACGGTATGTTAGCCGTGGGTGTAGTCTGGCCATCTTTAGTGATGGCAGTGGTCAGCCCAGTCGCTAGGTCAGAGTTTAGCGCATTGGCTGCGGTTGAGCTTATGACTGTGCCGCTGACGTACGGTGTGCCAGCAGAGTTGATGACGAATGTGCCTGAACCATTATATGACATTATTTTGCACCCTGTAGTTGTTCAATTTGTGATAGTGCTTCTTCTTGCTCGTTTGAGCCTCTAGGCATTTTGTTTGCCTGAGTTAGTAACAATGCTATGCGTTGCGCCTTTGTGCCAGTCAATGCTCCCAATACTGGAGCAGCATATTTTTTACCTTTACCGTACAGGTATGATGCTTCGCCAACAAGTCTTGGTGAAGTTGAAAGTAAAGTACCTGCACCCACTACTGGATTACTTGCAAGCGATGCTACATAAGCAGTTGGTATTGCTGCTGTGCCTTGCAAGCCTCTGGGCATTAAGCTGCTTAATGTTTGACCTGCAAGTGCTGGCATAACTTCATTGCCTCCAACAGTTTCCAGTTCTTTAGCCAAGTTTAGCCTTTGCCCATAATTTGTATTAACATTATTTCTCATCAAGGATTGTAATTTTCTTGTAGCCGTATCAGCACTGGCTTTTTTGCCTAATGATAAAGCGCGTTCAATTTCTTTTATTAGCTCACTGGCTTCAGAATAGTCTTTCATCAGCTTTGCGTATTCTGGTGAGTTTTTGTTTATTTCACCTTTTATTGTGTCGTATATATTTTTACCGACTGAATAGGCTGTTTTTTCTTCTATTCCTAATTTACCAAAGTCCTCGTATATACTTTGTTTCAAAGCATCAAAAGCCTCTGGTGTATGAAAATCATCAGGGTTAGCATACTTCCATTCGTTAACTTTAGATTTAATGTTTTCTAAAACAGTAGCCGCAGTCTTGTCTTTTACTTTGCCTTTGTACTTAACTATTTCTTCCGCATCTATTAATGCTTTGTCTATTGCATTAAAATCTAATATAGATTTATCGTTTTTAATATCAACAATTCCTTCCTTGTATGCTTTGTTTTTTTCTTGCACCATTTTTGAAAGGTTTTGTTTCATTAAGTTTAATGGTTCGCTTATGTCGGCATTGCCTCGCATCTGATCTATAAAAGATTTATTTCCAGTTGTTCCGGCTTTTACAGCTTGTCCGATTGCTTCAGTTCCTGCGCCTGTGGACATACCTAATAATACTTTACTCATCGTGCCAGTCCCTTGCGCTACTTTTTTGCCAGCAGCCAAAGTAAGTGACAAAGGATTCGTATAGTCACCAACCTTAGTAGCTACCTCTCCGGTCTTTCTTAGCGCATTACCTAACTTACTGGCTTTTGATAGTGTTGATGCAACCTTACCAGCAGCCATTCCACCGCCTGTGAATATTGTGGATATGTCTCCAAGTACGCCAACTGGGTCAGTGGCTAGGGTATTCTTTAGCCCTTCCATGCTGCCGTATCTGTCTATCGCGGCTGCTTTTATTGCTCTGCCGGTTTGCATTGGTGATAACGCTGCTGTGCCTAATGCGGTGGCCGTGTCTATCGGATGAATAAATGGCTGGACCATGCCTTCTGCAAACCGTCCTGCGCTAGATGGAATGTTTGACAATGCTTCGCCAGGTACGTCAGACCATGAGCGTGTTATTGGCTCTTGACTAACTAAAGTCCGTGAGCTTTTTATTGGCTCTTGGCTAACTAAAGTCCGTGTTTTAGCCATTATTTAATCCTCTTTGCCTTACCATTTTCTAACGTCCATTGCTGACCATCATCAAAATTTGATACAGAACCTTCTTTTAAATCATCTAAACTTGGAGGATTTTCCGCTGCAACAGCAGGGTTTTCTGGTTTATCAAAACTATAATTAACATAATCATCTAAAGGTTTAAGTGTTGGCGCAAATCCATCGCTATACATTGAGCCTCTTTCTTGCTCCATATTTAAAATTTCAGAATACATATTTCTTAAATTTATTTTAATTTTTTCTGGAGTATCAGTGCTAGATGGTAAAAATGGTGTAAATCTAGGTGCTTCTGAAGCATTTACAGCAGCACCAGATAAATCATGGACTTGTATAGCATTTATTTTTCCAACTTTTGATCTAGGGTCTATTCCTTCTACGTCAGTTCTTTGTGTAATATTGCTACCTAAATAATTTTTTGCTCCAAAAGCATCTGGATTTTTTACAACAGCGTCATATGCTTGTTTTATTACATCCAACTGGTTTTTATTAGCTAACCTTGCATTTAATTGTAAAGGAGGAACAGGTTTATTATTTGCTTTAAATTCAGCTAAATTTGTGCGTTCTGTAGCAGCCTTAACCAACGCAGTATCTCGATTGCCAGCACGCCTGTCTAAGCCAGCCTCTTTGTCTGCACGAATCTGTGCATCATCTTCTTTATTTCTTTGGTCTAACAATAATTTAGCCATTGCTTGCTTATCTGACGCTGTCTGCCTCAATAACTCCATCTGGCCTTCAGGCGTTCTCATGCTGTAACGTCTTTCCTGAATATCGTTAACTGGTGCGGATGGCTGTGCAGTTGGCATTGTCATGTTAAGTGCGCCACCCGTGTAACTTGGCGGTTGTGACTGAGACATTGACGTAGTTGGTGCAGACAGATAAGCATCTTGCTCTGCACGTTTAGCAGGGTCTTTTATGAATGATGTGTCATAAATTGACGATACATCTGTTTTACCAGTTCCTTTATTCATCATCTCAATCATGGTATTCATGTCTTGAGTTTGTGCCTGTTCTTTGTACTTATCCAGTGCTTCCTGTTCGCGTCTTGCTTTGCCTGACTGGTAACCAGCCATTGCGCCTGAGAGTATCTTTGCAAGGTACGCAGCAGGTGGCGTGACTGCCTCGATGCCACCGTAGCCAAATTTCTCAATAGGTGCATCTGCCTGACCTTGGAGTAGTTCTATCATTTTGGCTCTGCGGTCAATGTTGGCCTGTTCGCTTTTTGTCTTTGCTGTGTAAGCGTTAGGCGTAAGCATACTGGCCATGCGTTGCTTTCTTTCGTCTTCACCAGCTTTGTATGGATCAAAGTTTGCCATTTTAGTCACCTGTTAAATTATTCATGTTCATTGCGTCCCAACTTGGTTTAATCGCAATCCTCAGTTTGCCCATTCTTTCGGCATAACTATTATAATATTCTGGATACTTATGCTTCATCCATTCAACCCTGTCAGCAGAATCTTGTAAAAATGCCGTACAGTCGTAACAGTCTAAACTTGTATGATTAAGTGAATAATGCTCTGGCAAACTGCCGCGCTGTTCAATTATATAGCTTAATACTTGTTCTTTTGTCCATGTTTCAATCGGTTGTAATACTACAATGCCATCGACAATACTGCCATTGACTGCCGTAGACTTGTGGCTTTCGTCTAGTCTCTGCCCTTTTATAAGTGCAGTTATGCCTATTTCTTTAGCCTTTTTGTTCAATGGTTCTGCAATGTTTTCATAACAGCATTTGTGATAACTTTGTACTTTTATAGGTTTTTCACCCGTAATCAGCATACCAAGATAAGTGTAATCTACAGGCACAATATCGGACGGTATTCCATGAGTTTCATTGTGACTATCTTGGTCTGCGTTTATCTCTATAAAACAAGACTGGCTTTTAATCTCGTCAATAATACTTTTAGTCTCAGGATAGACTTTTCCAGTATTGACCCACAAGACAACAGGGTTATGCTGCTTGTATAAATACCAACAAGCGAGTGAATCCTTACCGCCTGAAAATGCCAGTCCTAACATTTAATATGCTGTTGCTGCTGCCATAGCAGTGCTGCCAATCAATCCCGCCGTTCCAGAATTACTAGCATTAGCATTAGCAGACTGTATGCCGTACCTGTCCATTAAAGCCTTATCTTGCATCTGCTGTGCAAGCATAATTTCCTGTGGTGACTTGGTTGCTGCTTGGTAGCCTTGGAATTGTGGCAACTGAATTTGTGAGCCACCCATTAGTCCCATGACCTCATTCAATGGCTGCTGTCTGATCTGAAGCTGCTGGTTCAAAGACTGGTCTTGTGCTGTGTTGCCAAATTGTGCGCGAGCCAAGTCTTGGGAAAATTGCTGCTGTTGACCTTGATTCATGGCCTGCTGTCTAGCCAATGCACTGTTTTGGTTCTGTCCTATAGCAGCGTTCATCGCATCTTGGCGAGACATACCCTGTGAAAAGCCCTGCTGCTGGGCTTGGTTGGCAAATTGGCTTCGAGCAATCGCTTCCTGTTTATTCTGGGCAATGGCAGCGTTCTTTGCAGCCTGTGTATCCATACCTTGGCCGTACTGCTGTTGCTGGGCTTGATTGGCAAATTGGTTTTGGGCAAGTGCGCTGTTTTGGTTTTGTAGCAGCGCTTGGTTTCTGGCTTGTTGAGTATCCATTCCTTGGCCATACTGTTGCTGTTGAGCCTGATTGAGTGACTGCTGGTTGGCAAGTGCCGCATTTTGGTTCTGCAATAGCGAAGCCCTGCTAAAATCGGCCATGCCTAAATTTTGATTATAGCCCTGCTGTTGAGCCTGATTAAGCGACTGCTGATTGGCCAAAGCAGCATTTTGGTTCTGCAATAACGCTTGGTTGCCAAATTCAGCCATGCCCATATTTTGATTATATCCCTGCTGCTGGGCCTCGTTAAGCGACCGCTGGTTAGCAAGTGCCGCATTTTGGTTTTGCAATAGTGCTTGGTTGCCAAAGTTTGCCATACCCATATTCTGATTGTAGCCCTGCTGTTGGGCAGCGTTGATTGCTGCTTGCTTGGAAAAAGCTGCGCTCTGATTCTGCCCTAGTGCTGCGTTTTTGGCAGCCTGACTACCCATTCCCTGCTGGTAGTTCTGGCCTACGCCTTGATTGTAGAAACCAGCATTACTTAATGCCTGATTGTAGCCCTGTTGATTCGCAGACATATCGAGTCCAATGCCTTGCAGTGCAGCCTGACTTAACAGGTCATTATTGCTTTGGTTCACATCGCCCATTGCACGATTATAAGCCTCTCCGCCATAGGTTAGCCCTTGATTGGCTAGCCTCTGTCTTGCTCGCTCGTCCATTCTTTGTATCTGCGGGTCAAGTCTGGACATAATTGCTTGCTGTCCGGTCATTCCTGCATTAACTGGCATTTTGGCCACGTTAGACAAGTCAAGGTCTGTCCTTGCTCGTTGCCCTCTAAAATTACCGCTGGCATCACCGAATCGGTCTATATTTGGGTCAGACATAATATTGCCACCACGGTCAAAGCTGCCGGTTGCGTTACCGAATTTACTCATGCCCGAATCCATCATGATGTTGCCACCACGGTCAAAGCTGCCGGTTGCATTACCAAATTTGCTCATGCCTGAATCCATCATGATGTTGCCACCGCGATCAAAGCTGTTTGCTGCGTTACCAAATTTGCTCATGCCTGAATCCAGCATGATATTCCCGCCCTGATAATTACCGCTGGCATCGCCAAAACGGCTCATGCCTGAATCCAGCATGATGTTGCCACCCTGATAATTACCGCTTGCGTCACCAAATCGGTCCGTGTTTGGGTCGTTAGTTATGTTGCCACCTGTAAAATCACCGCTGGCAGACTTGTCGAATACGCCTCCACCGGACTGTTGACCTCTGTTTGCTCGCAGTTTTGCGGAGCGATCTAGCATATCTCGTGCGCTCGGATCATAGCTTGCATTGGATGACTGTCTTGCCAGTTGGTTTGGATCAGACATTATTCTGCCACCCTGATTGAAACTTGTTTGAATACCGGCTAAATTAGGATTAAACGGCTGGCTTATCATGTCCTGATAGCGTTTAGCTGCTGCTGCGCCTGACTCTGCAAGCATCTTCTGTGTCTGCTGCTGGGCGGTCAAAGCAGACTGTGAATCATCAGTCAATTTCTGTGTGACAGTTGGCGTACCTGTTTCGTCATAGGTAGTAGTCTGGCTGCCAAACGGGTTAACCTGATTAGGGTTATTCATTTGTGACTGCGCCTGCGTAGTCTCAGTGTCGGCTGCTGTCTGTTCCTGTTGCACCTGTCGATAGTTAGGTGCTGCCGGTGGTTTTACTTTTTTCTTGCCCATATTAACTCCGAATATATTTGCAGTTCTTTTTTTCCAATTTGAAAAATATCAAATCGCCATTTTCATCACTGTCTATCAATCTTGATTCTTCCACAAATCCCATTTTATACAGTATTTTTATTTGCCTATGGTTATCACTAAGTGTAGGCGCATAAATCTGTTTCACATCACAAACCATAAACGGATAGTCAAATATCGCATTTAAAAATACCTTATTCATCCTTTCGACAGCTAAATGGCAGAATATTGACCTGCCGTTGTAATTCTCGTAAATCACTCCAGCAATTATCTTACCATCACGTTCCAGCCCTATAGCCTCTGAATCGTCATCATGGTAATTACCCTGTACCCTTTCAGCTACCCAGTTACCGACATCAATGCCTGTTATTATATTCCAGCCCATCCGGTCTGATACACAATATCTGTGCTTGCCCACTGTATCTGTATGCCTGAGCTTGATGACTTAAACTGTATACTGCCGCAGTATCCTATACCAGTAATTCCCTGCCAGTTGTTTGTAATCTGAAGTCCTGAACCCCACAATGCTGTGTCCCATAATCCAGTGTCCCACAGTCCTACGCTTGTAGGGTTAAATGACAAAGTAGATGTAGTGTCGCTTAGGTCAAAGTCTACATTCATTCCAATGGCTATTGCTGGCTGGCCGTCACTAAATATTGACGGGCGGGCGCGGGTCCAGTATTTCTTGACACCACGGCTGTCAAAGTAGTTAAAAGCCTGGAGTGCCACGGTTGTAATGTTTGATACATCGTCAACATACGTTGGTGTCCATGCCTTTCCTACAACGCCATTGCCACCGAAGTACGGGTCATCGCTGAATGTTTCCCAGCAGTTGGCATACCAGCCGGTAAAGTTGCACCAGCTTTTTGTCGTGTTATTCATAACATACTGCTGCTGTTGGCTGCCTTCACTGACAGGCACATTTACCCAAACTGCGTTATTTTTAGCAGAATAGTAAATTTGCCAACCAAAATTAGACCTGTAATTTACGGACGCAAGGTCAAACGCGCCTTGTATTTTATTTGACAAGTTAACTTGTGGATCAAGTCTTGATGACTGTAGACCACCGGCTAAAGGTACTAGGCCGTCCATCGTCAATAGTAAGATGTCACCACCGTATTTCAATAAGCATCGACTACCAATCGGCTCGCCCACAGTCCACACGCCAATCAACGCCCAAGCATCAGGGTCACTAGGGTCAGTGCCAGACCATACAATAGCCTCGCCCTTTGACGTAATAAAAACTAAGTTATCATCGACACCATATCCAGCATCTATCGTCCAAGTGCTTACATCAACCAGCGTACCGCCAAGCCTTGCGACAGCAGACATATCCAATGCAACTGCTGCACCGCCTACTGCATTGGTAGGTAAGTACCACGCCTTCAGTGTGTCCTTCTGGATAAACCAGACGCGGGTTTTATGCAGTGCTATGTTGGATAATACGGTGCTGGGAGTAATACCAGTAATTGCTATTGGTGTTGAAACGTCAGTAATGCTTGACCAAGTGCTGTTGTTATATAGCAGTGGCGCATCTGTGCCGTTTACACAGTAAAGATAACTTCCACCGGCTGTGGTGACGTTGATGCATTCCCACTTTGCGTTAGTCAATGAAGTCTTTACCGCTGCGCCAACCGCGCCTGTTGCAGTGACATCGTAGATATCCGTACCTGCCCACGCAAATAGCTTGTTTGCAGTGCCTGTGCTGTAGTTGGCAAGCGTCTGCACCTGTCCGGGCAGACCAGTAGCCCAGTTGGTATAACCGCCTCTTAAAACGACATTGTTGACGTTAGGAAACAGGTTAGTTAACTGGACAGCATCCACTGGGTCCATGTTCGCAATAGAATCACGGGCGTTCCAACCACCGACAGGCGAAGGAATTGACGCAACACTGGCTGCGGTCTTTTGGACTAAATCACGGAGTGCCACTAATTACTCCCGTACCCAGAATCCGGAATATTATCCCAGCCAATTAGGACTGAGCCAGGCTTCGGTGCAAAGGATAAGTTTGCAGCAGACATATCAAGTGCCATCGCAGCTTCAAGTTCAGTGGTGTAATTCCTAAACATAGCCGTAGTATCAAATCCTTTGGCTTCAAAATACTTGAGCTTGGTGAATAGCACCATAAGCCGACTAGGGTATTGACAAGTATCTGTATCAACCGTAAATGATGTTTTAGCTACACCAGCAGCAGACGTTGCCCAGCCGTTAGAGCGATACTCAAAGCCTAGTAATTCATCATTTGAAAAGCCAGGCCATATCTGAAAGTATGAGCCTAATAACCGCCATCTAACACGCGGTCCGGTGGCTATGTAACCCGATAGTATCCACTCCCACTGTTGCGGACTTTCAGGTCCAAGCATTTCCCAGTGCTTATCCTTGTCCCACATGGTTCTAGGAACAATGCTCTCGTAGTCAGCAGGAAAGTCATACTTCATCTTCTGAAAGTAAATATCACCGGCTGTGACGGCTTCTGTTATGTCTTGATTAACGGTTACCTGCGTACCAGAATCCACTGTGCTGATAAAGGTATTTTGTCCTATACCTGTGCCTGTCACCATATAGGTAGTATCAAGGCCAGTGGTAGACGGAATTCCTGATATTACACTGCTGGACGCTGTGTACGTGCCAGTAGTCGTTAGGTATTCAGTATAGAATTGGTGTTGTTTTGTTAATTCGCGCCAATCAGCTTTACGCAATAATTCATACCCACAAGCGTTCATCAATGCGAGTATTTGGATTACGTCTTGATTGGTGTTACCAGCAACACTTGTCGGTGTTGATACTCCGAGTTCACCAGTTACCTGCTGAACCAACTGCAACATGGTGCTGGACATGGTTTATTCCTCTGGTTGTTTTTTGGGTCTTCCAGTTTTGCGAGACTTTTCACTCATAGCAATCTGCATATCAGCAATGATTTTCTTAAGTTCGTCTACTTCGCTGGCTGCATAGTTTGCCTTCAGTTCAGACTGCGACTGGTTTTTAGAGACTAAATACCTTTTTGCATTGCTTCGTAAACCCTGGGCGTTCATACCGATACGCTGTATCTGGGCGTCAGTCGCATTAGCCAGTTGCTCAATAGTCTGGAATTTTAAAATAAACAATTCCTGCATCTGATACTCAGTCAGTTCTTCTGGGTGTTTTGCGTTCCACTCAGACAGTGGCGTACCGATGACATGGTTATTATCATGCTGCATCTGGAAATGTAACCACTGCCGAGGAAAACGTCTTTTTATATCTTCATCCACCAGCTTTTCAGGACAGTTATGCTTGTCAGACGGGATGATAATCCTTACAAACGGCTTCCCTTCGTAACGCGGCTCTTTACTGTAGTAAAACTCAACGTTTAGGTTTTCATCTGCATTGTAATTATCTGAGTCAAGCATATATTTTTCCCTTTAGGCGGTTGTTACGCTAGCAAGTTTAGTGCTGGAAGTTGCAAATAAAAGCATGGTTTTGGCATCTGCCAAGTTAACACTGGTGGCTGCTGCGTTAATCGTGCTAGCAGTCGAATACGGATATACCGCTATGGTCTGGCCAGAATCGTTACGAATTCCGATCACCATCCCGACTTCTGTTGGTGGCAGTTTCACGCCCGTACTGGCCGAGCTGGTCGTAATCGAGTTGAATACCGCTGATAGCTGTAATGCGTCTGCGGCTGTCGTGCCAACTGCAACCAGACCAGTTGCGCCATCACCGCATATAACCGTTGATGACAGTGGTGAATTTCCTGCTGATAGTACTCGTGATGGTATTGCCATTATTAAATCCTCGTTGTTATTGGTTTAGTCATGGCTTGCGCCATCGCGTACAAAAGTGTACCACTACCACATACTTCTATTATGACATCATCTTGTGCGAATTCACGCGCTAAATTTTGAAAGTCTCGCGCCTGTTGGCACATCCACGGTGCAGCATCAAATTCCTGTTCGTGTATTCTTGCTTTAATCACATTATCATTATTCGTCACAGAGTAAACGTGATGTTCACCGTCCTTATAACTTGAATCCATGCCGAATAGGTAAATGTGCTTATATCCTGACAGCTTGGCCAAGACCATTGCCATCATTCCCACAGTGGTGAATCCACTCAGTAAGTGTGTTGGACGGTCTTTCTCGTCCTCTAATAACTCGTATACGCCTTCCGTGTTGACATGGACAAGCGTAACTTTACTATTCTTTAATGCTTCAAATATAGACGGGTCACACTGGCTGGCTATATAGTAATCCGTATCTTTATCTGGGTTATTTACAAAACGGATGTTTTCAGGTCGAGCATCCAGCATGACATGAGCGTGTGGAATGATGTTTCTTTCTGTCAACCAGTCGAATGAGCCATTTACTGCCCAGACTTTTGAGCCATTTTTATACCTAGCTTGTAGCTGTGGAAACATATCAATCAGTGACGGTGCGCCACCAACTATACAGATACTGTCTTCTTTTGGCTCATCGTTGAAATCAAACCACGGTAAATCTAACTTAGAAGAAAGAACCACGTTGGCGAGCATATCTCCCGCCAACGTGTTTCCTATCACATCTAAAACAGCTTCAATCACTAGGTAATCTGGCTCTGCAAATGCGGACGGTTAATTGTCACAGTTACAGTGGAGACTGTTGCTGCAATGGTGGCCAAATTAGCCGACCGTGCTGCTACAATCTGCAAACCAGCCGAAGCCAGTACCTTTACGCGCCCAGAAGTAGCCGACAGGAACAGAGTCACCTGCGGTGTTACAGCCACTGCCGTTTTCTTGATAACTGCATTACCGGCAATCTGATACCAACCAAAAGTACCGGCCAGATTAGCAGACATCGCCACAGCCACAGGAACGTCCTGTACTGCAGTGTTAGTCACTAATGCAGTCTGATAGGTGGTAGCGTTGTATTTAACTACTGAACCCACTTCAGTCCCAGCCAGGCCCAGCAGCAGGATGAATTCACCCTCGCCGTAGGTTGGGTCATCTGCACGGCAGATTTTGCCGAGGACGTTAGGTGGTGTTGGTATAACAGAAGTGCTACCGGTGCTAACACCACTGGCAGATGTTACGCCAGTGTCGATATTAGCAATCTGCAACAATCCTGTCTGTGCTTCTGCAAATGTATATGCCATGTTATATATCTCCCGTTAAGCTATCAGAACGCCGCAAAACTGCGGTCCTGAGCTTGTCATATTACCAGCCCAACCGATCAGCTTTACGATAGCGTCTTGGTTCACTGCCTGTCTTTCTCCACCGATAGGAACAAAATTCCTAGATGCTATTGGCCTGAAGAAGATGTATTTCGTGTTCAAGAACCACATATGGTTAGCAGTGGCACTTGAGCCTACACCGCCATCCAAAATTACATCAGAAGCCATGCCAGCACCGTAATACTTCAGTGATGCAAAGCCAGCACCAGCAGACGAGTTGCTATCGGTAATGCGCTGAATGGACTGTAAGGACTGAAGATACAGCTTGTAATAGTTATTATCACAAACAATAAGGTCAGGCTTGTCCGTTCCGCGTATCAACTGCACAGCCAGCGCATCCATATAACCCTGGATGTTAGAAGCTGTAACAGCCGAGCCACCATCAGTCGTGCCACTGTAAGCAACTGAACGCCAGAAACTATAAGTTGCACGATTAATGCCACCGTAAGTTCCAGTAGTTGGTGCATCAGGTACAGCAGCACCCAGACCAGTCAGGTTCTTACCGCTGTTGCCAGTTCCATCCAAATATATATCACCTGATATACGGTTGGCTAGCTGCGCTTCTGCTACTGACATACGACCATCTAACAGGTCAATTATTGCTTCCTTACCGCTATTCTGAATCATCTCCAGACCACTGATACTGATAGCTGACGCATACTGCGTAATACCAAACTGAGCAGCCGAGATAGGGCTGTTCTGGCTGGTATTCAGCACCTCGTATCCACTATAACTGTTGGTGTTATTGGTTGCATTTTGTTACTAGCTTTCAGACTAGGTGCGGTCATTTCTGCCACACTCTTGGACTTCTTTGGTTATATCCAAGTTCAGACTATCACATCATCCTTTCGGATGTTTTCTCGTTTAGTCGTTCACGCTGCTTGCGCTTGCGCCCTGTTGTCCACTTCTGGAGTTCCAAGTCAATTAGAGAAAATTCTCACATCTGCATTTCAATGCAAAGTGACCCCAGCAATTAAGGAATCGTTATACATAATTTCCTGAAGGATTACGTTACCACCAGAAACTGTTTTTACATTACCGCGCTCTTTCAAGCGTCTTAGCAATGCGTTGTTGTTAGTTACATTATCTGCCAACTCGCCAGTGCGTGACTGGATGTTAGTAGCGATAATGTCACTTATGCTGCTATTTGCAAATGCCATAATATCACCTCATAAATTGTTAATTAGAATCGGTCATTAACTGCGTCTAATTGTTCCGCAATCAAAGACCGTCTGTCTTTGCCTTTGGAAGCGACAACTCCGGGTGTGGATGTCTTTACGCTTACCGCTGAGCTTCTAGCAGTTTTAGCTGCCTTATCAATACTGGCTCTTTCCTGTGCTTGTCGGCTAGAAAAGTAGCTATCATATTTGCCTTTTGCTTTGTCATACGCCTCATTTAAGTCTGCTGCTTGGTTGTTTTGAAGCATCCAAGCCATGTCCTCACGGAATATATCAAAGTCTTTTTTAGTGCCGCGAAACTGGTCTATTTCGCTTATTAATCTCTGTTCTTCAATCTGCTCACGTTCTTGCTTTTGTTGCTCTTTGAATGAGTTAATCTCATGCCTTACCGAGTTAACTTCATTCTTGAGACTGTACATATTCTGGTCTACAGGTTGTGCCTGCTGACCAACACTATTTAAATTTATGCCATAATTCTCAGCCAGTCTAGCGAAATAATATTCCTTTTCCTCTTTGCTGCCGTTTCTTAACAGGTCGTCTGCTTCGAGCAATCCCTTGATAGCTGTCGGTGTGTCAATATTAAGTTCACGCATAGTTTTAACATAGGGTTGGACTACTTCCTCAACCTTATTGGCAAGTTCTATTCTAGGTTTAAGCTGTTCATACCCGCGTGACATCTCGCTTTCACGCTGGTCTATATAGCCCTGTACTTTCGGGTCTATCTTGTCCCAGACTTCTTTGTATTCAAGTTTCCAGCTTCTGGGCGGTTCAATCGTTCTTGCTTCTACTTCGTCCGTTTCTTCTTCAACTGCCTCAACTTCAACCGGCTCAGGCGTGTCATCTACCGTAGTTTCTGCAACTTCATCAAATTGCTCAGAAAGTAAGTCCTTTCGTGCGTCGGCATTTTCTACTGGTACAATTTCATTCAGGTCTGACATAGTTTCCTCATTCGGATCGGTTGAAACGGGCATACTCTCGGATGTTGTGCATAATCTTGTCGGCTTGATTGTTGGTCATGTTGGCAAGCTGCGCGTGTAGTATTTCCCGCGTCTTACTTTTAACTGGTGCTGGCTTGCTTTCCATTTTCTCATTACCAACTTCGATGCAGTTATGGTCTTTCAAATGGTTTCTGTGGTGTGACCGGCTGGTTATCATCGAGCCATCAATCATCGACTTGTACGGTTGAATATCGCCCATAATCATCGGCGCGCTATCGTTTACCTGTTTAGTTGTCTCCACCCAGTTATTACCAACTGCTCGATAGGTTTTCTTCATAACAGTGCCAATATTTCCTCATCGTCAAGTTCAATGTATGCGTCCAAGACTTTTTCAACTGTGTTCAGGTCTTGCATCATCTTGTCAAAATCAACTATCATTTTAACCTTGTAATTATTATTTACAATAATATTTGTATACGGTTTAACTATCTGTTGAATTTGCTCTGGCCTACCTTCAACAAGTATTTCGTAAGCGTCAATAATTTGTTTACGTCTTTTTAATTCATCCTGTTTGTACTTCTTACGTTTCTTTTTTCCACCGTCGTGCGTGTCATCAATAATTATAATTGGTATAATGCTTGCGGTCAGTGTCCCGACTTCGCCAGTTACTGACACTCCGGTAATTTCTACAGTAGTTGGAGAAGCTACGTTACCAACTTCTCCAGTGGCAGATACTCCTGATAAAGTTAAGTTACTGTTTACCTCAACACTGCCTGTATTGCCGGTTGCTTCATTTCCTGATAATAAAACGGTTATATTTTCAGAAATGTCACCAACGCTAGTGCTGGCTTGGTTTCCTGACAGTGCTATAGATATGCTTACAGATACGTCACCGACACTGCCGGTGGCCGAGTTACCTGATAGGGCAACTGTTTTGGTTGTGCTTACACTGCCAGGCGAACCTGTGGCAAGGTTGCCCGTAACGGGTAATGTGTCCCATAGCGCAGAATCCCAAGTTCCGGTATCCCATGCGCCTATCATTTATGCAATCCGTAGTAAACCGGTACTCGCGTCATTGGTTGGCATAGATAGTACAAATGTCCCAGCCGTTACTGTCTGTGAACCGAATGTGTGTACGCTGATAGCCTTGTTACTTTGAGTAGAGTTATATATTAGGACCGCATCAAACGCGGTTGATAAAGTAACGCTTGTATAAGCAAAGCTAGCCGATGGTGTCCAGTATGCCGTAGTGCCTGAATTAGACGGTTGGTAGCCGTTTGTAGCCGTTATCCCGCCTGCGCTGTATCCTGAGCCTGTAACCTCTCCCGTTGCGCTGTACGCGGTTGTGGCAGCGTTTACAGTAGCACTAGCAAGGTACAAAGCAGCTTTAAGTGTATCAGCACCTGTTCCAGCCCTGATAACCGTTGTTCCGAGTGCGTGTATGCCGTCTAAAATTTCAGTCTTGAAACTGGTACACATTGCTTGCGTGTTGGCCATCAGAATTTACCTATATCAGTTTTGCTTATAATTGGTTGTTTTAGTGACACATGGACAGAACGGTGCATTAATTCTTCATTAAGCCAATATTCCACCCATGATGTATTTTCGTTATCGTTGTCAATATTACCAGTGCGCTTAGTCAACAGCTTCTCGTCCATCTCGCCTCGGATGGTATTTATCACTGCACCACCGCTATTGCCCTGCCGTCTTCACCGCGTATTATTTGTTTCGGCTTGGCTAGGGTTTCCATGACTCCACGCAGTGCGTTTAGCGTCTGTCCGTGCATATCAAACATTTGTGATGATGCTGAATCCTGACTGGTGGCTGACTGCATCTCGCTTATTGCTGCCTGTTCTGCTGCTTGGGCGGCTTCATCAAGTGTGGCTTTTGCGCCTATCTGGGCAACCATTATCTTAGTGGCTGCATCAAGTTCGGCTTTCCATCTGTCAAACTGCTCTTTCTGTGCCAGTTCCTGTTGTTTCATTGCCATTTCGTGTTGCATTTTCTGGTCTTCAATCTGAGCTTTCATCTGTGCCATCTGGAATTCAGCCTGTAATTTGGACTGGTTAATCTGTGAATCAATCTGCGCTTTCATCTGTAACGCCTGCGCGTCTGCTTGCATTTTCATCTGCTCGCTCTGCATAGTGGCTTGCATCTTCGCCTGTTCGAGTTGCTGGCTTGCTTGTGCTTTCATCATCTCAGGGTCAGGCTGTTCTTGCTGCGGATCTTTTTCCTGCTGTTTAATCTGTTCAATCATGGTGTTTAGTGTGCCTTCCATGCCTTCAGACTTCTTAAACGCGCCTATTCCAAACTTCAGCAACTCTACAACCATCGGTGCAATTTCTGGGATGTTCTGAGCGACAGGCAATACGTTACTCAGGAAACCTGAGAATGTATTGATAAACTCCATCCGGTCCGCTTTGTTCTGGTTTTCATCTAACTGTATCAAGCTGTCAGAATCTACCTCGATACGGAAGTTTCTCAGCGGTTCGTTCTTTAGCAACTCAAGTGCCTGTGGAATTAACTGCTTATCCGCATCTGACATCTGGTCAGCGGCTGAGTACATCAACAGGGTTTTATCCTGATACTTTGTACACATAATCTGTGCTTTTAACCGTATCAACTCACTGGCAAATATAGCCACTTCGTCCTGCATCCACCCTAAACGTAGTCCGGCATATTGGCCTTTTATCTGCTGCGCTGTCGCTGTCTCGCTGGCGGCTGATACACCACGGATAATGTCGGATATGCCTGTAATTTCGTATATCTGGCCTTTTATCTCGTCTCTTGCGCGGTAACACTGCATCAAGGTCTCGGACATCGTGTCGATAGGTAGCAGGTCGATACTGCCTTTTAGTCCACCTTTTTCTGAAAACGCCAGCCATTTATCGACGGGTATGAGCGTATTATTATCGCCCTCGGTTAGTAGCCTTTGAAGCGCTGGCTGGCTTGCGTCATACACACCGCGTACTCTTAACGCCTTTACCAGCCCGTCAATTCTGTCGCTTAATATGTCTAGTTCGTTAGCTTGGTCCTGATACAACACAAAGTCCGGTATTGGTACAAGACTGTCGCTAGTCATCGATGCGTACAATGGCATAGAACACGGATAGAACCCTTCTAGTTCTAACGGGTCGTCACGTTCGTCAATTATCTGTGCGCTTGAGCGACTAAGCCAATAGACTTTATTGCTGTCCTTGTCCCACAATTCACATATCTTGGCCTTGTCTTTTTCGTTGTAGCTATTGTTTTTATAACCACTCAGGTTTTCCGGTGCGGAATCTAAAGGTATATTCTTGGCTGCTTTCTCGCCAAATCTGGCAACCAGCGCGTCTTTGCTCATGTATACCCATCGCCATACGCAAGTGACTTCTTCCCACGTTCTCGCTATCGAATGCCCAAAATCCTTCCAATGGACGTAATCACATGGCGTACATTCGTAGTCTATTTCTTCTTGAATCTCTTGCGCGGGTGTTTCTAATTCGCCTTGCTCTGCTGCCATGTTCTCAGGCAACTCTGGTGTCGTAGGCGTGAGTTCATAGCCTAGAGTATCGTCTGTAACCTGTAGCCCTGCTGCCGGTGATTCTTGATTCTTTAGATACGGCTCGTATCGTACCCACACTACACCACGGCCACCCAAGAAGCGGTCATAGACAGCGTGTTTCATCGATGCCCTGAAGTCCGGGTAATGCTCAATCTCAAAGTCCAGTGCGCGTTCTATAATCTGGCTGGCTACTCGGCCTATTTGGTCATTGTCACCAAATCTGCGTTTAGCTATGGCTTTTGGCAAACGGCTGTACACCGCTGGGACAAGTGTCTGGATGTTGGACCAGAGGATATTGAATTTGGAC